ACGTTGGGTGTGGCCAACCGGCGAAGAGTTGCTGTTTCGCTTCGGGAAAGAAGAAGGCGATTACTGGGACTACCACGGTCAGGAGTTCCCGTTTATCGGCTTCAACGAGCTGACCAAGCAGCAGTCGGCTGAGTTCTACGAAATGATGTTCTCCTGCCGACGCTCATCGTTTCGGCCAGAGAACTATCCGCGGGATGATGGCTCGCTACTCAAGCCGATCCCGCTGGAGACCTTCAGCACGACAAACCCGTTTGGCATCGGCCATACCTGGGTGAAGAAGCGCTTCATTGAGCCAGCACCCCGCGGCACCATCATTCGCGAGACACAAAAGGTGTTTAACCCGCAGACCGAGCGGGAAGAGGACGTGACGCTGACGCGCGTTGCGATTCACGGCTCGTTCAAAGAGAACCCGTATCTCGACCCGCAGTACATCGCAACGCTGATGGCAATCAAAGATCCCAACCGGCGCAAAGCCTGGGTAGAGGGCTCATGGGATGTCACCAGCGGCGGGCGATTTGACCATCTGTGGAATGCCTCGCATCACGTCATCAAGCCATTCCGCATTCCTGATAGCTGGACAGTTGACCGTTCCCATGACTGGGGTGAGTCGAAGCCGTTCTCTAACCTCTGGTGGGCGCAGGCTGACGGCACTGCAGCCGAACTGCCAGATGGTCGCCAGTTCTGTCCACCTGCCGGGTCGCTGATCCTGATTGGCGAGTGGTACGGCTGCCCGCCTGATGAACTGAACAAAGGCCTGAATATGTCATCCACCAACGTCGCTAAGGGCGTGGCGTGGGTGGATAAGCGGCTGGTGGGCGAAGATGTCGAGGAGCCGGAAGAGATTCAGCTCGACGGTCTCACTCAGGGACAACTGAACATTGTGCCGGGGATATGCTCGGAAGTTATCCCGGGTCCGGCGGATAGTGCCATTTTCAACACCGGTGACGATGAATTATCGATCGGACAGAAAATGGAAAATCAGGGGGTCGAATGGCATGAAGCCAATAAAAAGCCTGGCTCGCGAGTTAATGGTGCTTCAGTTTTCGCTGACATGCTTGAGGCGGTGCTCGAAGGTAAAAAGCTGGAGTCCGGCATCCCGGAGAAGCCTGCCTTTTACGTGTTCGAGCATTGCCGTGGCTGGATTAGCCGCATCCCCGTTCTGGTTCGCGACAGCAAAAACCCTGACGACGTAGATACCCAGCAGGAAGACCACGACTGGGATGCCACCCGCTACCGCGTACTGCACTCTCCTCGCCGATCAGGGGCGATATTCTTCACATAAGGACAACTCAGTGAGTAACGATACCGAAATGCAAATCCTCGCTGGGCTCATAGTAAATAGCCTTAACGAGGTGGGCCGTGCGCGCCAGTTGTATGCTTCAGGGCTAGGGAAGTCAGGGAACACGAAACGACATCATCTATGGTGCGAGTTTGGTTACCCGGAACGTCTCGATTTTGACCACTTCTACAACATGTATGAGCGTAACGGCGCAGCGTTCGGCGCGGTGCATAAGCTGCTCGATGCATGCTGGACAGATACCCCGGTAATCGTCGACGGCGATGAGACGAAGAAGTCCAAGAAGTCGACGCCGTGGGAAAAGAAAGTCACCAAGCTCATGAAGAAGCATTGGGCGAAAGTGAAGGATGCGGATCGGCGAAATCTTGTCGGTCACTATTCAGCGCTCATTCTTCAGTTTGCGGACAGTAAGGAGTGGTGGGAGCCAGTTGAACGCAGCGTGATGCGAAATTCTCGCGAGCGTGGCCTGGTCAAGATGATCCCCGCATGGGAAGCGCAGGTTAAACCTGGTGAGCTTGAGCAGGACCAAAAGTCGCCAGACTACGGCATGCCGAAGTTCTACTATTTCCAGGAGCAGCAGGTCGGCGATAACGGAAACATTTCCGGTCCGATGCGGTCGATTAAGATCCACCCTGAGCGCATCATCATGTTTTGCGAGGGGTCAGAAGACGAGACTTCGCTGGCGGGCATTCCTTTCCTGCGAGCTGGTTACAACGACCTGCTCGATATGGCAAAGACATCCGGTGGTAGCGCAGAGGGCTTTCTGAAGAATGCCAGCAGGCAGCTCGGCATCAACATGTCGAAGGAGACAAACCTCAAGACCATCGTCGATGAGGCGAAGAAAGCCGGATATGCAGGGCTGGCAGAGGCGCTCAATGCCGCTATCCAGAAACTTAACTCAGGCACAGACTCCGCTCTTGTTACTCAGGATGGCGAGGCTAAGGTGCTTTCTGTGGCCGCTGCTGACCCGAGTCCTACCTGGACAGTCTCGGCGAACCAATTCTCTTCATCTGTGCAGATACCGTTCACCATCACTTTTGGTCAACAGACCGGACGACTGGCCTCTGACCAGGACAAAAATGACTTTGCCAAACGCTGCAACGGTCGCCGGTCAGGATTCCAGACTGGACGTGTAACCGCTGTAATTGAACGCCTGTGGACTGTTGAGGTAATCGAGCCGCCAAAGTCTGGTGAAATTACGCTGACATGGTCTGATCTTCTTGCTCCAAGCGAGAAAGAGAAGATTGCCAACATGAAAGAAATGGCGGCAGTGGCGAAGGATACTCAGCAGGCCTATGGCACACCTGCTGTAGATGAGAATGAGGTAAGGGAGGCTGGAGAGCTTGAGCCGCGTGAAGATGTTAAGCCACCCGATCCAAATAAAAAGGTAACGACCGATGATCCTCTTTCCGATGAATCCGGAGCAAAGGTCGAAGGTTGGGACGCCGGTAGTTCCGCGCAGCAAGGTTGATCCTACGCGATCGGCAAAGCAGGTCGCCGCGATGTTCCGGGATATCGAAGAGCGGTATCTCGGCATCAAACGCGCACTGAAAGCCCTCTTCGATCATCACCTGACCGGGCGTGAGCGTGAGGCCAATATCAGCAAGTGGCATTTCCTGTGCCACGTTAACGGCGAAGATATGCGGCTCTACCAGGTCAATGCCGGTACGTTCATTTACGACATGACGTCGGATCAACTGGCTGAATTGCTGGAGTCAGTGCAGGGAATTCTTGATGAATACCTGCTTGAGAGTGACGACCAGGGCCACTGGGCCATGGATTACATCGTCGCCGAGGTGAAGCGCGGGGCGCAGGAGGCATTAAATAACCTGTCGCAGCAGTCGCCGGTATTCGCGGCGCAGGCCAGCCTCCTTCAGGTATTGAGCAACCCTGCAATTCAGAACCAGATTGCCGCTGCGCGTTTGACGACCTTCAGCGACTGGAAGGGGATATCGGACGCAGCCAGGGCAGACCTTGCTTCCATCATCATGGATGCGATTGCCCGGGGCGTGAACCCGCGCGAGACGGCCAGTGTGATCAGCAAACGCCTTGATGTGAGTATGTCCAAGGCAAAGGCCATTGCTCAGACCGAGCAGGTCGGCGCGCTGCGGCAGGCGCAATGGAATGAAACGGACTGGGCCGCGGACCGGCTGGGGCTCAATACAGGTCTTCTCTGGTTGTCAGCACTCAAGCCAACGACCCGCCTGTGGCACGCCAGCCGTCACGGCAAGGTCTACACCACCGAAGAGGTGCGCGATTTCTACGCTGAGAACGGGAACCGTTGGAATTGCTATTGCAGCCAAATACCGGTGCTGCTCAACGACGACGGCAGTATATTCAATCAGGGGCTGGCGGATAAGCTGGCGAAAGAACGGAAGCAGTGGACCGCTAAGGAGGCTGCTTAAAGAAAATGAGGTGTAACTCAATTCCCGCTTGCGGGTTAGATGGGTAGAGTAATGCATCAACCGGATTACCGGCAGGGCAGGCATGATGCTAATGCTGAACCTGAGTGCTGGTTCGAGTCCAGCCACCTCACCCCTTAACAAGGTCGCCTCGGCGGCCTTTTTTATTGCCTGAAATCCACCAATGAGGCCCGTATGTGGACACTTAAGCACGACCCGACGCTGTATGGACATGGCTGGATTTATTCAAAGCCGACCGAGCAGATCAGCCCATCCGGCGAGACGATTAAATTCGAAACCTGTTGGTGGTTCCCGGTTAAGCCCACCAAAAAGCAACTCCGCCAGGCGCGAAAAAACAAACTTCATTAAGAGGACGCAACGTGAAGCTATCCAGCATCCACGTTAAATCCCTCGCCATCAACGCCTCCAACATCTCAACGACCACCATCAACGGCCAGGAACACTACGTCATTCGTGGTGCGGTCCCGATCGTCGATGACATCGTGATGAATGGCGGCCTGTACCCGGCGGAGGAGATTAACAACAGTTACCAGACGATGGAAGGCAAGCTAATGCCTCTGCCGCATCCGATGGTAGACGGCAAGTATGTCAGCGCTAACGACCCACGCGCCATTAACGCTTATCACGTCGGAGCGTGGGCGCAGAACGTCAGTAAGTCAGGCGACCAGGTCGTCATGGACGTTTACATTAACAAGGCTGTCGCGGAGACAAAGCCGGACGGTAAACGCCTGATTAACCGCCTCGACGAAATGATTGCCGGTACCAATACCGACCCGATTCACCTTTCTACCGGCCTGCTCACCAACAAAGAGAAAAAGTCCGGTGAGTCGAAGGGCAAGAAACATTCGTGGATCGCCCGCAACATGCAGTTCGACCACATCGCCATCCTGCTGGACGAGCCGGGGGCCGGGACGCCGGAAGAGGGCGTCGGAATGTTCGTGAACGCTGACGGACAGGAAGGTGAAGTCGAAACAGCCAGCCTCATCGACGCAGCCAACAGCCTCAAAGACGGCCTGATGAATAAGGTGAAATTCTTCCTCACCCACAACTCTGACGCCTCATTCGACGAAATCTACCAGATGCTGCGCGAGGCTATCCGCGCGCCGTCCGGCAGTGATGTTTATCGCTATGTGGTGACTGTCTGGCCGGACAAATTCATCTACGAAGAGGGCAACAAACTCTTACAGCAGAAATACCTCATCGATGACAACGCGGTAACGCTGGTCGGTGAGCCCATCGAAGTCGTGCGCAAACCCACTGAGTACGAAGTCAAAACCAACGGAGAAGAAAACCCGATGAAAGAGAAGATGATCGCCGCGCTCAATGCCGCAGGCGTAACAACCGAAGGGCTGACCGACGATCAGGTCTGGGATGCCTACAACCAACAGATGCAGAAGAAAGCCGGTGGCGGCGACCCGGCGGGCGCTCAGGTTAATGCTGAAGCCATTACCGCGGCTGTTAATGCTGCCATCACACCGCTGACCGACAAGATTGCCAGTCTGGAAACGCAACTTCAGGCCAACGCAGAGAAAGACCTCACTGAGAAACGCCAGGCGGTTAAAGTGAAATTCCCGTTTATGACCGAAGCGGCGATCAACTCACTGGCTGGTGACGTACTGAACGACATGTACTCGCAGTGCCAGACCTCTACAGGCCTGAATAGTGCATTCCGCCAGGCTAACAACAACGAATCTTTCAGCGAAATGCCGGAGTAAAAAATGGCTAAAGACGGTAAACACGTAATTCACGCGGGTGGGATTTTCCCCAACCCGCAACTTAATCGTGAAGGTTCTGCGGCCGCAGCGTTTCTGCCGGGTACCGTCATCTTTTTCAGCGCGGCTAAGCCGACACCGTCTGTTGATGGCGCTGAAGACGCGATCCTCTACGTCGCTAACTACGACTATCTGCGCTGCAAAACAGTTGATGATACCTACGCGATCGGTGACTGGGTGGTAAACATCCAGCCAACACCGGGCGTTTTCCTCAACGTTCGCGCTGCCGCTGGTACCTACACCAAGGGCCAGCCGGTTTCTGTGGCTAATGGCCGCATCAAAGCACTGGCAGCAGATGAAACCATCTTTGCCTATGTCGAAGAAGACAAGTCCCTGACCGCCGCAGCAGGCGATCTGGTTCGCGTCGTGTTCAAGTAAGGAGCACCTGAATGCTTGTATTTTCCCGTTCTATCGGTGAACGAACCGGTAACCTCGAAGTCAACCAGGCGCAGTTCCGCGAACTGGAGATGGCGCGCAACATGAGCGCCCAGGCAGTGGCTGACTTCATCGCCCGCGCTCGCTTTGGTGAGCACGGCCATCTGGATGCGGTGAATGCGGTAGACGATATTCGCCGCATGTACCGCGCGTACGACCAGACCGTCCTGGCTCAATTCGAGCCAAATACCGAGTTCACCCTGTTTAATGACTTGATGCCGCTGTCTCGATCGGTTCGCCTGGAAGATTCCGTGTATGAATACGCGCGTACTGGCGGTCGTGGCTGGGCGCACACCTCAATGTCTGGACAGATTGGTGCTGCGCTGGATGCTCGCGCGTATAGCTTCGACGGCACGATGGTGCCGGTGCACGATTCTGGTTTCAAGTTCCACTGGCGTGACCCGATCTTCAATAAAGGTTCTGCCCTGGCGTCCCTGTCGGACGCGCAGCGCGGTTCTGTTGATGACGTACGTCGTAAAATCGTGGATTACATGTTTAACGGTTTCCGCGATTCGGAAGGCAACTTCGTAACCTTCGATGGCAAGACCTGGAAAGGCTTAAAGGCTGATGAGCGTGTTGGTCTGGTCGATCTCGGCGCAGCAGGCCTGAACATCAACTTTGCAACCAGTACAGATCCTGACGCCATGCGAAAAGGAGCGATCGCACTTCGCGATGTGCTGAAACTGCAGAACCATCAGTATGGCCAGCAGACCTGGTATGTATCCAGCGAAATCATGTCGAACTGGGAGCAGTACTTCGATACTCAGAACAAGACCCGCACAGTCCTGGATGAAATCCTGAGACTTTCCGGCATCTCCGCTGTGAAAGAAGACGCTGAGTTGACTGGAAACCAGATTCTGGTTGTTCCTCTCGCTGCAGGGGTGATCGCTCCGGTCACCGGCCAGGCCGTGGGTACCGTTGCAGACCCGCGCCAGTTCTACAACAGCGACTTTATCTGGCGCACCTGGGGCGCAATGGGCCTGATGGTTAAGCAGGACATCAACCTGAAACACGGCGTGCTCTTTGCGAGCAGCTAAGGAGAAAGTAAATGGCACTGGTTAAAGTAACGGGTAATAACCTGTTCTCTGGTGCCAATCTCCGCAAGTTGGAGGTTGGCTCAGAAGTTGAGGTTGACCGCGGCACTGCGCACCGCTGGATGAGTGCTGGGCTGGTAGAAATCATCACTGATGATGATCGCGTGTTTGAAGTCGCCTCTCCTGGCACTGATGCTGATGAGCAGCCGGACACCACAGCCAAATCGAAGAAGGCGAAATAACCATGGCTGACCCAATCACGGCGGCAGACGTGCAGG